GTTCGATGAGGGCGCGGGAAACGCCGCGAGCCATTTCCTTCTTCTTGCCAACGCCAGCGACGTTATCGACGTTCTGGGCAAAGTCATCGACTTTGATGGAGCGGCGGAACTTCTGGGCGCGGCCGGAAAGGAGGACGCGGTTTTTGGCGGGATCGTCAAACGTGGTGACATCCGCATTGGTGAGGACGCCGTCGAACGACGGGTCGTTATAGCTGTCGGCCTGCCAAGAGAAGACAGAGCCATTGGTGAGATCCGAGCCGGCTTTGATGCGGGAAGTGACGGGCGTGTTTTTCTGGTCGATGACCGAGATCACGTCAGCCAAGTCTTCGCGCAGTCCGGTGGCCGGATGAACAAGTCCTTGTGACATATTGTGTGAGTTTTCTAATTGATTGGGTTTATCCGATCAGTTCCCCCACCAAGTCCTCGATGTCCGACATGGACCCGCTTGATTTGAAGAACCGATTTTTCGCAGCCGTAGAGCTGCCTTTTGTGGCAGAGCGGGGCGCGCTAACGGGCTGGACGGGTGTGACGGTTTTCTCCTTTTTCGCGGACACAGTTTTCTTGGCCTTGTCTTTGGCAGCTTCGGCCTGCTGCTTGGCCATGAGGGCTTGCTCGCCGTAGAGCGCGAGGCCGATCCAGTATTCATGCTGGGGGATCTTGAGGAGGTCTGGCGCCTGCTTGATCGTGGCTTTGTAGGCTTGGTTGAGCGCGCTGCCCTCCTTGAAGATATCGGGGAACATGCTCTTGGCGGCTTGCACCGCCGGCTCACGCTGGGCCAACCACTCTTTACGAGCAGGAACGTGGATGGTCAGGATGTCGTCAGCCTTGACCAAGTAGTCCTTAACCTCCGCTGCCTCGATGAACTTCTCAGAGCCATCGGGCTGCTTGATCGTCGTGCCATCCGTATTCTGAAGTGCCCACCGGCGAACCGCTTGGGCATTCTGGATGCGCTGTTGAAGGGCCTCGTCACTGTCCACATCGGCCAACGGGTTGTCGGCGGTCGGGGTGAGAACGGGGCGGGAGGTCTGGTTGAGTTGGGCTTCTAAGTCCGCCTTGGCGGTGCGTAGTTGCTCCAGTTCGGCGCTGGCAGCTTGGGCCTTTTCTTCAGACTCGCGCTGCTTGGCGACGAGCTTATCAATCCGGCGTTGAACCTTGTCCTTCGTAACCTCCTCGCCAGCAGGTTCTTCTGCGGCGGCGTCCTCGCTATCCTCGGGTTCTTCGGCAGGATCGGCTTCAGTCGCCGGCTCCTCCTCGGTGTCTACTTCTTCAGCGGAATCCTCAGATTTCTCCTCTGGCTCCTCTGTGTCCGTGTTGTCAGAGATCGTCTTGTCAGCGGACTCGTCTTTGGCTTCCTCGGGCTGACGCTTAACGCCCAGCTCGGCTAGTGCCATAGAAACTACATCGTCCGCTCCCGCCGCTGTCGCGGCCACATTGTCTGTCGCCATAGGATAAAACCCCTAAGAGGTGCGCCAAACGTCTGGGGGGAACCGGGACGTTAGAACCGGAGTGAAGCGCGATGCGCCTCTCTATCCTCACACATAGCACACAATGTGTGCGGTGTCAATACGGGAAAGTCTCGCTATGCGATACTTCGCTTCTGTCTCGGGGCGACACTTGGATAGAGTCGCATAGACTTCTGCACAAGTGATTGCACTTTCTGTCACGTTTTGTGCGGTCATTTTGTGACAAAGTGTATGCACTTGCGCGCAAGGTGTTACGGTTTGCAACGGTTTTCCGAGCGGGAACATGGCTTTACACTAAGCCGGGTAATGTCGCCGCATGCTTACACTGGCGGCTGTAATCCAAGGCACGCTTGGACGATTGCGCAGAAGGTATGCGCTGGGCGCCTACCGGACCTTCGCCGCTTCGGCCCTAGTCGCTTCTAAATAGTCCCACAATTCAACCAACGCATTGAGCTGGCCATTGGCATGGGCGAGGAGGCCGGGGTCTTTGGCGGTGGCCATGTTGCTGGCCAAGGCCACGCCGTCCGCGATGCGGTCTTGCAGGGCGACCATGACGGCACGCCAGCAGGGCGGGGCTTGGTCGCGGGTGAAGGCGAGGGCGCCTTTGAAGTCGAACTCTTCGTCTTCAGAAACGGGGTAGCGGTCGATGGGGATGGTTTTGGTTTTGGTGAACATAGTCATATTCGGTATTCGTGAATGGCGAATGGTTAGATCCAGAAGGGATGCATAGCCCTGTTGGCGACGATGACGTGCGGGCCGCACTCGCGGCAGATGGGGCCAAGTTGTTCGTCAACTCCGTGGATGTCCTCGATACGAAGCTGCTTGCTACACACGCCACAACGCGGCGGCTCTTTGCTGCGGCCTCGCCATGGGCGGACGCGCGGGGGTGGGGGAACTGTGCCGCTCGGAGCCATTAGTAACTTCCTCCTCCACGCGGGCGCAGGATGTCGCCTTCGACGTTGTTGCAGCCGGATAGAACCAAGTAGCGGACAAGATCAGGGAAGTCCTTGCTACTGCCCTTGGTTCCGTCCGCCCCTGTCCATTCCTTCATACACCAGATCAAGTTCTGGCAGTTCTCGCTGATGTAGAGCTTGGGCTGGTTGAGCGCGCTGATCGGCTTCTGTGTGTCGTAGTGGAGCCAGTCGTTGATAAGGGCAACACCTTCATCAATCGTGTCTCCCGGCGTGGCCGTGAAGTCCATTCCGAGATCGCTCATCTCCTCGATCAGCGTGGTGGGGCGCTCCTTGGCCAACGTCTGTGCGTTGCCGTAGCGGCTGTCCATCCACCGTTCAAAAACGCGCTCGCCGTTCTCGACGCTTTTGATTTCTTCGACATAGCGCTCTAGGCCAAAGCCGAAATCTTTCTGCGCGGGGCCTTGGCGTCCGTCCGCCTTCTTGCCGTCTGGCTCGGCCCACATGCCGGGGTAGCCAACGCCTTCGACATACTCGTTGGGGCAGGGCCACTCCCGATAGATAAAGCAGCGGTTGGCCTTGTCGAACAGCGCCCAGATCATCGCCCAGTTCCTGCCAGAACACGGATCGACAAAGTGGTAGCGGGTGCCTTCCTTGGGAATCCACTCATGCTTAATGACGTGAACCTTGTCGTTGAATAGCGGGAAGCGGTTGTTGATGGATCGGGTCGGAACGCCATACGCACGGCAGAGAATCTTCTCGCGCGTCTCGTTGCGTAGCTCCTGCTGCATGCGCTCCCAGCCGGCCCATGGATTGTTCTTGGTCTGGAAGTAAATGATCGGCCGGCCCTTGCGTCCTGTCTGGACGATGGGCACTTTCTCGTAGCCGACGATGACCTTCTCGCCCTTGTTGTCCTCAAACTTGGGCAGCAACTCCGCATCGCATTCCTCCACGTTGCGGGCGCCGGTGAGGTAGTCTTTTACCGTGGGCGAGTAGCCTTCGATGGGGGTGAAGGTGACGATGAGCACGCCGTTGCGGTCGAGCAGGCGGAAGCGCAGGGTCTCCAAGAAGTCCAGCGGCACCAATTCGTCGCACCATGCTATGTCAATCTCGCCGCCTTCGATGGTGCTGATGTCTTGTGCGTAGTTGCGGAAGATGCACTGGCTGCCATTCGGTGCGACGAACTTGTTTTCGGTAAAGCCACCTTTGACCGAGTAAGTGATATTCGTGACTGTGCCCTTGCGCGCCTGCCGCCAGTCGGCCGGCAGATATTTGAAGACGCGGGGTTGTTGCATTTCAATCGAGTTGGGCGCGGTCGTTTGGAAGCACCACGCCACGGATTGTTTCTTGTGGTAAAGGCGGTGGATCACCTCGCGCGCGGCCCACTCGGTTTTGCCGGATCTGTTGCCCCCCATGACAAGGATCTCGCGGTTATCCTCCAGTAGCTGACTGGCCTTGTTCCAGATCGGTGGGCGGTAGCCGTAGCGGTAAGGATCTACTTTTTCTTTGAGGATTAGTTCTTCCCGCTTGAGCAGCAGGTCCCAGCCCTTCTCTGGCCCGATAGCCAAGAGCACGTCCTTGGGCGGCAGCTTCATCACCGGATGAGCAGTCGGTGTGAAGCGGGAACGAGGAGTGGATTTCTTGTCGCTCATCTAAATAGTGGTGGCAGCACCCCCCAGTGCCGCCACCGCGCATTGGGTTTCCGGACGATTGGCGCAACCCTGACCGGAGAACAAGTAACCCCGGCCCTTTGTTGTTGATCGTCTTTTCATCCTTTGCGCAAAGTCATTAGCGTTTCAGCAGTTCGCTGACGGGACGCAGCTTGTCGTGCGGCACGAAATAGCACGGAGGCGGTGACGCGCATTTCCACTCGTCGCGTTTGGCGTCCTCGGCATTGATCCACCCATGGACAACGTAGTCGGGCGATTTGCCGCTTACCGAAATCACGATGCCCGAGTCATCGGGGCGAACCTTGAGGTTCGGGCGCTGCGACCAGCGCACTTCATAGTTTGTGCCTGTAATGTCGGGCGTGTGAAACGTGTTGACGCCAAATCCCCAATAAAGCCCGAGCAACTTGGCCACGGCGCATTCGGCGTGGGCTGCCTCAATGTGGAAGCCCCACAGTTCTCCCGGTGTCTTCTCGGGGAAGCGTGGCGCGCGCTTGCGGAAGGATGCTTCGGCATTGCGGCGAGAGCCTATGTAGGTCGAGACAAGGACTTCGTTTTGGTTGAGAGAGACGTTCATGTGTGCGGTTGTGTGCTTACTGCGCAGCAAAAAGAAGCGGTTCACTCTCTGCCTCGTCCACGGATGACCAAAGGTTTGGCGTAACTTCGCCAAGGCGCTTGTCTATCAACTTGACGTATTCTGGATTTAATTCGCACAAAATCGCCTTTCGCCCCTCTTCCATCGCCACCTGTCCCGTGGTTCCGCTTCCGCCGAATGGGTCGAGAACGGTCCCGCCGGCCGGGCAACCAGCAATGATGCACGGTCGGATCAGGTCTGGCGGAAACGTGGCAAAGTGTGCGCCTCTGTAAGCGCGAGTGTTGACCTTCCAGACGCTTCTTTTGTTGGCCCCAAGTGGATTCAATAAACATTTTCCGTCTGCCCCAAAATATCCGCTGTGCCCTTGTTTTTTGAATTGGGTAGATTGTCCGCCTGCCAGCCCGCGACGAGCCGATTCGTTTATTCCTCGTTGGCCGACGACTTTTGTTCCCATTGCAACCGCCGCTGCGGCTTCGCCCTCCCATGGCTCTCTTATCGAGTCATTGTCAAAATAATACCGAGGCGACTTGGACAGCAAAAAGATGTATTCATGCGCCTTGGTGCATCGGTCAGTCACGCTCTCTGGCATCGGGTTTGGTTTGTGCCAAATGATGTCCTGCCGCAGATACCAGCCATCGGCTTGCAGGGCGAAAGCAACGCGCCACGGGATGCCAAGAAGGTCTTTCTGTTTGTATCCCCTTGCTGGCGCTCGGCGACTGTTTGCTTTTGATATTTTGGTGCCAACGTCGGCGTCTTGAAGCGATCCGCCGCCACCTCCACGCCCGCTTGCAGCGTAGCTATCTCCAAGATTCAGCCAAAGCGTTCCGTCGTCTCGCAGGACTCGCTTCACTTCGCGGAATACAGAGACAAGTTGCTCAACAAATTCTGTCGGCGTTTGCTCAAGGCCAATTTGTCCGTCGTGTCCGTAGTCTCGTAGCCCAAAGTATGGGGGAGAAGTCACGCAGCAATGCACGCTTCCCTCTGGCAGCGTCTTGAGTGTTTCGCGGCAATCGCCTGTGAGAACTTGGACGCTCACGCTTTTCCCTCCTCAATATCCAAAGTCCCATTCGGCAATACCTGTATCTGGTCGCTGCGGTAGTGCCGGATGTTCCCTCCGTCTTCGGCGGCCACGCACCAGATGTCATTGGCGAATCCGCTCATAGCCTGCACATAGATCGGCCAGCCGTAGCCGTGCGGCGTCCAGACAGGGAAGGTGCGGTCAAATTCGTGGATCATAAAGTATGGGCAGCAGGCTTCGCTTTTGTTGCGCTTACGAAGCTGGCGGTTATGTGACTAGCGGGGCGAATGCCTCCTGCCGGCGCAATACCTTTGACTGCTGCTTGAAAATTCATTTGCCCTTGCGCTTCCTCATCTCGGCGCACAAGGCGTCGGCCTTGCGCTTGGCGGCTTTGGCGACCATGCTGGCGCGCAATGATTTGAGGCGCATGATCTCTTGGTCTATTGCCTCAATCTCCGGTGTCATAATTCGATACTTCTCCATAGTGTCAGGGTTGCACGGTGACGTGCCACAAGCCGATCTGCGCTACGGCATAGCCGAACCAGATAAGGCCATTCCAAAAGTTGTGATGGATAAACGCTTGGTCGATGGCCACGGCGAAATACATGAAGCCGACGATGGCGATGAGGACGGCGCTGGTCACTTGGCCTTGAACCCTCCGCGCTTGGCCTTCATGTCGGAGTAGACTTTCGGGCTGACGGTTGACTTGCTCTTGGGCCGGCTGGTGCCAGCTGCCTTACGGGCGTTAATGTTGGCGTAGAGTCCTTTTTTCATTAGCAGCTCCACGCCTTGCGGCTCCAGTAGTTGGCCGAGAGTTTGTCGCCCGTGCCCTTGATGCCGCCGCTGCGGGCGCAGTAGCTGGCCTTGCGCGCCGGCTGATCTTTCTTGATCGACATGTTGGGGTCGCCGAAGCGGACCAACTTGGTCTGTTCTCCTGACTTGGCCAGCACGGCAAACTTCTTGGGGCCGTCCGGTGTGCGTTTGGGTTTGTTGTATCCGGAGAATGTTTCTCCTCGGTATTTGATGCTCATGGTTTTTTATTCAGTTTTGCGCGGATGCGCGGGTCATAGTGTCCAACAAGATAGGCGCCGGTCTCCTCGTCGCCTGACTCGATGTGGCGGGTGAATCCGTGGATGGCATGCCAGAGTTCGTGCGGGAGCGAGGACTGGTCTTCGGGGTATGACTCAATCCATATCAAAGCCCAGCCGCCGTGACTCATGCACCAGCCAGCCGCCGTGTCATCGGGGGCGTTCGCCGGGTCATCGGCGTCCATTTCCATCACCTTGGCGCAGCGGCGCAGCGCGACCTTCTGCGGGTAGTTCGCATAGACTTCTATGCTGGTCCCGTAGAGAGGTTCGCTGACGATGGCGCGGCGGGGCTTTTTCATGCGGTGTTACTGAGTGAAGAAATCCCAAGTGACCTTCATCACTGTTCCGCACACAAGCAACGAGCCGACAAAGAACGTAACGGAGATTGCAAAAAACCCAGTTACAACAAGCGACCCAAGCGCGCACATCGCCCATTCTTCGACTTTGCTCATGTGGTTTCTCATGCCGCCTCCTTGAGTGTGCTGAACGCCGGCTGTCTCGGGTCGTAACCCTTGACGTGGCGCCACAAGATGCAGGCGGCTTTGAAGGCTTCCCAGTGAGGGACTAGGCTGTCGTGCTTGTAAGGCTCAACGCGGCCGACTTCCGTGGTGGAGATGTAGACGTTGTAGCCGTGGATGGTGTGCAGTTCGTCTTCGCCCCACTTGGCCACGGCATAGGCGGCGAGCTGCATGCCCTGCGTGTCGTATGGCCCGACCTTCTGCTTGGGCTTGGTCTTGCGCGTCTTGTAGTCAATGACCATGCGGGTGCCGCTGGCGTCACGCGCGAGCACGTCACAGCGGCCGGCGTAGCCGTATTCCAGATTGACGAGTGTTGTCTCGATCTCGTCGTAGGTAATTTTGTTGTTCTTCTTCCACTCCATGACGGGGGCGACATAGGCCCACATGTCCTCGGGCACCGCGCTCGGGCCTTCCATGAGTAGCTTCTCCAGTGCGTCATGCACTTTGCTGCCTAGGTCGGCGGCGGCTGCGACCGGGGCCTTACTGGCGCCAATGACTCGCTCGCAGAAATACTCAATAGTCTCGTCGCCCTTGGGCGGGGTGTTAAAGGCGGCGATGGCGACTTGCGTGGCCTTCCAGTTGAGGAGGGCGGGCTTGTCGAGGATGCCGGTGTAGCCGGTGACGGACGGGAGAAGCAGGAGCTTCTTGGCGTCGGCCAACGTGGTGTCTTTCAACCCGCTGCCGTCTTTCTTGGGAAGCTGGTGGCAGGGGGTGCCGTCTGGCCGATACCAGTGGCCGCCGTCTACGGATTTTGATTCAGATAGGATTGCCATAACTTTGGGTGGTTGCGGGGGCCGGTAACACGACGGCCCCCGCTGTTACCACTACGGACGCTTACTCCGTTGCCAGACCCACGCTCCACTGATGGTGTGGGAAATCTGTGTTTCTTTGTTGGCTTCGCGGGCATCGGCCACGACGGCTTCCATCATCCACGTTTCGTTGGACGAGTAGGGACCGGCGAAGCAACGATAGCCTTCGCGGGCCAGTTCGGTGTTTTTCGCGGCCATAATCAAAACGGGATCTCCGCTCCGCTGTTGTCGTTGGCGGCATCGGTGCCGAAGTCTTCGACGCTCGGGACTTTGCCCTTCAACTCGTCCATGACCTCGGAGATCGTGCCGATGTTGATGTAGGTTTTGTCGCCGCGTTGATCCTCAACGAGCGTGAGCTGTGCGCCCTTGCCTTTGAGGGTCGAGGTGTCGAAGCCGTCCTTGGGCGACTCGCCGAGCCAGCTTGTGATGAATTGGCGCAGGGCCGCTTTCTCATGCAGGCTGATCGTGAATGCCCGTGTGGCAATCTTGCGGAGAGAACCGTCCTTGCACTTCACACCAAAGATGAAGCGCTCGCGGTTCTTGAGTTCATAGTCCTCGTCGTTGGTGGAGCCATAGGTGGCGCCATACTTGAGGACCCGGTCATTGTAGGAATCCACTACGTCGAGACAGACGGCGAGGTGGATGCCTTTGGGTGGCGGCTCGCCAAGGTTGGCGGTCGCTGATTTTTTAGGTGCTGTTAGTGTAGCCATTGTGTTTTGTGTGTTTGTTTGTGTGTTGT